AACCAACAACATCAGTACTTGCAGCAAATACGCAATGAGATGCTCTTTTTTCGAGAAACTCTACGGAAAGTGCTGGAATAGTAAACGTACCAACAACCGCTCCACTTTGTGTTTCTACAACAGTAACTAACTGGGGATTAGAATTAGAGTTGAACAACCTAACAACAGTTGCTTCAGTAAAACTTTTAGCAGTTCCTGTTAGTGTTGTACAAGCTTCTTGAGATCCCAATAATAATGTTCTTGCCATTATTCTTCCTCTTGTGGTTCTTGATCAATTTCAGTCTCAGGTTCATCAACCTGATCTGGTTCGTCAAACATTGACTGTGCTACAGTAGGACGAATTGCTTCGACTCTTTCACCTGCTTTTGCATACATTATTTCTTTGATCTTATCGCTGATTTCCGCAGCAGAAGCATCAGTAGCAATCAAATCGATTACGTTATCCATAAAAACTTAATATAGTGATATTTGATTATTTATATCTCAGCGACCTTGGCGTCTGCNTCTANGTCTGGTTCNGTGACTGGAGCACCTAAATCTCCACCCCCNGNATCTAGTGGTTCACCNGTNATTGGGTCCACAGCAGCAGGGTCTGGAATGACNCCATCCTTGATTTCTTGTTCGATTTGTTCATCGATTTCAATCATTTCAGCATCAGTNTGTCTCANAACTTTTCTACGAACATACTCATTGGANTAATACTTACCAATGAAGGGTTCAATAGTTGNNATCGGAANANNNAAACGCTCTGAAAGCATTTCAGATTCTTTCAGTTCCGCAAACTGATTATCATACAGGAAGTCATACTGAATATGATCGCTCAGTTTCTCCCAGTCTTCTGGTGATACAATGTTCTTCAGAATCAGTTGAGTCTTCAACATATCGTTGAACATCTGAGCAAATCTCTTTCTCAGACGACCAACAAACTTGGAGAACTTCAGTTCATCACGCAGAATCTCAGAAGAACGACCAAGATTGAAACCACCATCACTGGCGATTCTAGACTCGGGTACGTTTAGTGCTCTGTACAGTTTCTTTTGGAAGTATTCAATATCAGCAAGTTCACCCAGATTCTGACCACCAGGCAGTGTAGTGATTTCAGTACCACGTCCACCCTCTCTTCTAGGTAACCAGAAGTCTTCCATCATGGACATAAACTTACGGTCATCACGGACTTCACCAGTCTGTGCGTTATAAACAAGTTTGTTTCTATAACGAGACATAACTTCTTTCAGGTATTGCTCTGCTTTTACCTTAGGAAGATTACCAACATCAATGTAGAAGATTCTTCTTTCAGGTGCACGCGACAATCTGTAGATAACCAGACTATCTTCAATCATGCGAAGTTGATTGAGTGCCTTGATTGCCTTATGTAGATATGAAAGAACAGAACCCTTATTTCTATCAACCAGACCAGAACTGCAGTATACTATAGAGTCTTTTGCAATTTTAATTGCAGTTTGAGCTGCTCTGTTTCCAGATAGGGTTTGTGTAGGATACTTTGCTCCAGGAGTATACATGAAGAACTCTTCAATCTCTGGTGATACAATTTTTGCATCATTAGCACCATTTTTCAAATTTACATAGTTAACATCATTTTGTTTATTCTTTTTCTCTTGACGCACAAACCTCATTTTTAGAGGATCGATATATCTCAATTCTTTAATACCCTCCTCGGGTTTTTTCACATCAATAACTTTCAGGTAGTATAATCTACCGTCGATATACCAGTTTCTAAAGATTTCGTGTGATTTTCTGTCGAAATCTAAAATTTCTTTAATATACTTAAACTCATTTCTAATTGCTTTCTTCAGCTTGTCGCTAGCATTTACATTAGAGAGTTCAATTTCAATGGGCGAATCGTACAGGTCGCTGACGATTGCTTCATTAACTACGTCTTCGATAGCACCATCGCATTCTGGATGGATTGCCATCTCTCTATATCTTCTTATGAGATCGTTCTCATTGCGATATACACCTTCAATATCTACGTATTGACCATAAAATCCACTAGCAATATAGTTGTCAACCCCGTCCTCATTATTAGGGGGAACGGGGGAGACAATGCTAGTGGATTTCTTTTCTGTATCCTCAATTGAAAAACCAAATAGTCTGGCCATATTATAAAACGGGTTGTCTTTATTTTATTATTTAGTTGATGTCTTCACCACCCGCTGCGGGAGAAGTTCCCTTAGAAGCTTCCCACCAATGGACTTGAAGTTCTACAGTGAACTCTTCAATGGTATCTGTGGTCTCATAGTTCAGATCGATTGTAGATATATTCGTTGGGAATGTATCATAGAATCTGTAAGATCTGAGAATACCACCATCTCTGTCTAACTGATAGACATAAGCATCTGCCTGATAGTCATCTGGATTAACGAGTCCAGTTGCATCATTCATGCTGTTGATAGTATTCATCCACTTCTCGAAAGCAGATCTGATTGAGAAATCACTGTCGTTAAGAACGGTGATTGTCCAAGTCTCGAAAGTTCTGTCTCCAGCAACTTTCAGAATACGACCTCTGAATGGGACTTCAATAGGAGCAATTGTTGATGCTGGCAGAGCAGCTGCCTTGACAAGAAATCTTGCTTTTGACAAGACATCGTTCTCAACGGCAACTGCATCTGGGAAAGCAAGTTGAACCTCAAATAGATTGGGTCTTGCACCACCACCCGCTAGTTTGCTCTTGAAATCGGTGATCTTCCTTAAAGGAATAGAATTTTGTTGATTACGGCTAGGCATTGTTCTTTAAACCTCTAAATTAAACGTTACCGATTACTTCTTCAAATGAAACACCAGTTCTGGTGGCAACAAACGTAAGACCAATGAAGTTGATTGATCTTGCGGGTTTGATGAAGATATCTGCCACAAACTCATTATTATCTATAATAGCGGCAGTGTTATTTGTTTCATCACAAATAACTACGTAGTCTGTAATACCACGCTTTGCTTGAACATCGCGTAAGAAGGGTTCTACGATATTTACAAAGTTAGTTCTTGTAATCTCATCGTTGAACTCAAACAGTTGATCCTTAGCAGCAGCGCTAATTGCGTTCTCAAGGAAGATGAACAAGCGACGAACGTTAATTCTATCGAAGGCAGAAGACTTGCCGAAAGCAGTCTTATCACCAAAGAGAACAATACCAGCACCAGGCGAGAAGATAACAGGGTTGACTCTAGCGGAGTACAACTTATCTCTCTGCAACTTGGAAGGATTGTAAGCGAGTTTTACAGCATTCAGGATTGCTCCTCTTGCAGTTCCAGCAGGTGAGAACCATGGGAAGTTGTTGATGTCATTTCTAGCACAGAGACCAGCAATGTCACCATTCAGAGGTACATATCTGAATGTATCTTGGAATCTATCGAACATGTACTTGTAACCGCTATCAATTACACCGTAAGTTGATGAGGTGATAGGAGCAGCAAATCCAAGAACGTTAGTCGTGATTGTTTCATCATTGTTAACTGTTACACTTCCAGTAGAAGTATCAGTCAAGAATGCAGTTCTATAGGGTGAGATGAAAGCAACAGAATCCTGTCTTGCTTCAGCAACTGCAATACACTTATTAGCAAGTGCTTGTGCATCTTCCTTAGGATAGTTTGCTGAACCCATCAGAACGAAGTCTGCGGCAAAATTATCAGGGTTGGTGAACAGGTCATATCCTGTGGCAAGACTACCGATTGTAGCAGTCAGTGCACCAGCGGCAGTGATATCAGATGTTCCGTCGTAGTTTTCACCACCAGACAGAGCAAGAGATTGGTTACCACCAGCACCGAATGTAACACCGTTGGTGTCTTGGTCCCAACTAATGTCAGTTTCTAGGGTGAAACCAGAACTGTAACCAGTTGTAGTAATGCCCGCAGGTTCTGAACCACCAAAGATGTTTGTTGAATTATTATAAAGATACTTTCTCCAGTAAGCAGTGCTTCCTGCAGAATACTCAGCATCCTTTGCCTTAGACAGTGCAAGGTGCTTCTCTAAGATTTGACCAGCGTTTCCAGTGATAGTTCCTTTGTCATCAATGACAACAACGTGAACTTCATCGAAACGTGAGTTTCTAGCAGCAGCATAACTTGAAGTGCCAGGTCTTTCTGCGAGACCACTCCAACTTAAAGTTCCATCATTAAGAGTGATGGTTTGAGCATTGAACCAGTCAGAAGAACCAGTGTATGCAGTGCTTGCATAAGAAACAGTTTGACCAGCGGTGTGAATAGCAACTGAACCAGTGCTTGAGAATTCGTAAACACCACCGGGTTGATAGTCAACTTCAGTTTCGGTTCCGTTAGCGGCAACGTGAGAAAGAACTTTAACACCAATGGTGTCTGTTCCAACTTCTGTTACAATACCTTTGAGGTGACCATCAAGAACTGATGTAGAACCAGCACCTGGAAGTACAGAACTGATTGCTTGAGTAACACCAGATCCGACGACGATAGCAGCAGCACCCTCGGGTGAAGCAACATCAACGCCAGAAAGAACTTGGTCTACTT